CCGATCGAACTTTCAAAACTAATTTTTATTGCCAAAATTCCGATTGGTGTCCCACTCTTGTACCCTCAACCGTCAGGCACACACGCAAGCAAGCAAAAGGGGAAGGGGAAAAAAACAAAGGGTAGGGTAGGGGTAGGGAAGAATTAAGTGAGCAAGAATGGGTTTTAATGCCCCCCTCAAAATTTTATAAAAAACTAGCCTGCCATTTTATACCATTCCATTATCCAAATAAAACACCAAATATCTTGCGACTTGATTATCTATCAAACCCTTATAATAAGTACAATGGAGTTTTGTAGATATATACAAAAATAACAATTTTAATAAATATTGGGTGGTGATAATGATGTCAAAATATCCGATAAAAACGCCTTATACAGAAGTGGTAGATGGGGTAACGGTGATTAGAAACGCCCCATTGACGACTAGCAATAAGAAATACGAAATGACAGAAAAGCAGAAGAAGTTTGCAGATGAATATATGAAAACAGGGAATCATATGCAAGCCTATCGAAACGCTTACAATTGTCACGATAAAAGACCTAGTGATACATCAGCATTGAGCAACAAGCTACTAAGAAGCAGAAAGATAAGGGAATACATTGAATCGACAAGACAGATAAATGCTTTAGCAGAAGCAACAAATGTGTTGGACATCAAACAAATCAGAGGGTTTTGGACAGACATCATCAGGAATTGTGAGATGAGTGTAAAAGACCGTTTAAAAGCGTCTGAACTGTTAGCAAGAAGTCAAGGAATGTTTCTTGACCGAGTAGAGCATAACATGAATGTTCAAATTTCTTTTGATGGGAACGAAGAAGATTGGAATGAAATCGTGGATGCCGACATTATTGGTGAAGATTTTGAAGTCAATTAATGAGTAAATTTTACCTATTTCATGGATAATTTTATGAAACGCTTTTCCGTTTACGAGTGTAAGCTAGTATATATATAGATACAAGCTATCATTTTTAAACAAAAAATAAAATTCAAAGTCATTCTCTCACAATGATTTTGAGTTTTTTTGTTGAGTGTCAAAAATGACACTATATTCGCTGTTTGAGTGTCAAAAATGACACTCTAAATTTATTCCTATTGGAATACTATGAATTGGGGTGGAGAAGTGGGTAACATCATTAATCAAAACTTTTTAACAGATGCTGAAACAGGACAAATCATCAGAAGGGGATGGTATTCTTTTGAATCGCATTACAACAAAGAAAAAGGGTACAAGTACAAAAACGAAACAGGGATAAAATTTGTAAGTACAGATGTGCCGAACGAATTAACGGATGCAGAATTAGGGAAGTTGTTTCGGTTATCGCAATCTATGTTGATTAACTCAAATTTACTGATTGTTCGCACAACGAATGGGAAAGCAAGACCGATAACCACAGAAGATTTAGAGCAATTATTAAGTTTTTCAAGAAGTACCTTGTTTCGTTTCTTGAGGAAATGTAGAGATTTAAAGGTATTAAAATCGGTGATGGTTGAAGAAGAAACACATTATTATTTAAGTCCTGTCTATTTTTTCAGGGGGAAATGGCTTTCTCCTAATTTATATTGGTTATTTCAAGAAGAATTAGACGGTATACTTCCTGAAAAAGCCATTCGATTTTTTCATGAAATTAAATAAAGTGTTTTTAATAACGCTTCTTTTTATCTCACCGATAATATTTGAAAATCAAGTACAGGGAAATAGAGGTGAAAAAATGGAACTAAGTGTAGACGAAGTGATGAAAGGATTAATTATGGCAGAAAGTAGTGGCAACCCTAATGCTGTATCAAGTGCAGGGGCAATTGGATTAACACAATTGATGCCGATTACTGCAAAAGCAGTTGCAGAAAAGTACAATGTTCCTTATGACGAGAAAAAACTAACCAATCCTGACTATTCAAAGAAACTATCGAAGCTACATTTAATGGACTTAAAATCAAAATACGGAGATTGGCACTCGGCTTTAACAGCTTACAATCGTGGGGAATTTGGTATGAAAAAGTACAAGAATAAAAACAAAACAACCGTTTCCTCGTACTCTAAAAAAGTCTTAAAGTTTGCAAGCGACTTTAAAGCAACCGATATGCTTAAAAGCAAGATGCGTGAAGCCGATACTCGTAACACGATAAACAGCGTTAAATAACGCTGAAAACAACACGCCTAACCATTTATATACCCCCTCTTTCAAAAGTCGATTGTAGGGCTTTTAAATCGGTATACAGACCTATTGTGTTTTGCAATACAATAATATAAAAAAAGAAAGGAGAAACCAAATGGTACATCGCTATCCTAAACTTAAAAAGAATTGGAATGAGTTTCGCTTTTGGAAAACGATTTATAACGAACGGAAAAAAGTGAAAAAGGAAGTTAAAATTGAAATTGCTGAACGCTTTGCTTATTCAGATATTCACATTAACTACGAGCATACGGAGTTAGAATTAAAAGAAATCACAGAACAAGCAAAAGATACTTTGTTAGAAACGATAACAGAAGAAGAATTGAGAGTGGGAAAAACAAGAGTAACACAAACAAAAAAAGCGTTAAAAATTATGCGTTTAAACAAAAAATATGTAAACGAAATTGCTAAAAAAATGTTCAAGCTTTGTGAAGAATCTACCATTAAAGTGGGTGAATCGCTTGCCTAAAATGGTGATTGAGAAGCCTAATGAAAGACAACTCCAATTCTTTAAAGCAAAAACAAGGCACATCGGTTACGGTGGGGCAAGGGGTGGGGGAAAGTCTTGGGCAATGCGAACGCTATTCGTTATTCTTGCGTTTAACTTTAAAGGATTAAAGCTTTTGCTATTAAGAAGAACGATGCCTGAATTAAGAGAAAATCACGCCTTACCGTTGATGAAATACTTATACGGAGTCGCCAAATATCATAAACACGAAAACGCCTTTGAATTTCAAAACGGAAGTCGCATTAAATTAGGGTACTGTGATACAGAGGGGGATGTCTACCAATATCAAGGACAGGAATACGATGTCGTTGGTTTTGAAGAAGCCACTCATTTTACAGAGTTTATGAAAGACTTTATTTTGACTTGTAACCGTTCGACAAGAGATGATTTTAAACCGAGAGCCTATTATACAGCAAATCCTAGTGGAGTAGGACACAATTGGTTTAAACGGTTGTTTATTGACCGAGATTATCAAAACAAAGAAAAATCAGAGGATTATACTTTTATTCCTGCAACCGTCTATGACAATAAGATACTGATGGAAAACAACCCTGAATATGTGACCACTCTTGAAAATCTCCCTGAAATCCAGCGTAGAGCGTTTCTTTATGGGGATTGGGATATATTCGAGGGGCAATTCTTTTCGGAATGGAAACGACAAACACACATGGTCGAACCTTTTGATGTTCCTCAACATTGGCGTAGATGGGTATCTATGGACTTTGGTTACAATGACGCTTGTGCGATTTATTGGCATTGTGCTGATGAAGATGGGCGTTATTACACCTATAAAGAGGTTTACATTAATAAGACTTTGGTTAAAGATTTAGCTGTAATTATCTTAGACAACAGCAAAGGCGAAAAAATAGAATATTTTGTAGGAAGCCCTGATATGTGGGCAAAACGAGGAAACGACTCGATGGGGGAAAGTATTGCAGACACTTTTGCTCGATTGGGTGTTCCGTTCATCAAAGCCGACAATCAGCGTGTTTTGGGGTGGCAACGAATGAGAGAGGTCATGTCAAACGCTCCTGATGGACTTCCTTATTGGCAAGTGTTTTCTACTTGCAAAAACCTTATTCGTACCATACCCATTCAGCAATTTCACAAGCATAAATTAGAAGATATATCCGATGATAGTGATGACCACGCTGTTGAGAGTTGTCGCTATTTTTTTATGTCAAGACCACGAAAATCAAAAGAAAAAGCAAAGGAATTAACGCTTATTCAGAAACATAAGAAAAAGGTATCAAAAAGAAGAAAAGAAAACGAAAGCAGGTGGACTTAATGCGAAGAAGTTTAAAGTTATTCCAATATGGAACAGTAGCACCTTGTAGCAATCATACTTGTTCAAGTTGGGGTAATCATTATATTGGGGGCGACATTTACAGTTTAATAGGAGCAAACTGTTACTGTAAATCGTGTATAGATAATTTGATTGAACAAATATTAGAAGAATATCAACAGGAAGAAGAAGTTGAAGAATTACCGTTGAAAACAGAAGATAAAGAATTAGTCGTGATAACAAAGCCACCACGAAAACCGAGAGAGCCACTTAAAACAAAACCACCAAAAAAAGCGAAATAGCGAGGAATTGTTATGGAATGGATATTTTTTATCTTGTGTTTTCTAACCGTTGTTTATGTTGAAATACGGATGTTTTTCTTTATCTCTAAAATAGAATTGAAGCTGAAAGAAACTGAAAAAGAGGAAATTGTTAAAGAAGTCCTCAAAATAAGAAACAACAGAATTTTAGAAGCTTTAAAGAAAAGTAAAGGGGTGAAATTGTGAGCATTGAATTTAGTGAAGATATTGCATCCTTTGTTAATCAAGAATTTAATCGCAGAGTATCAGAGCGTAAAGCTTTTGAAAACCAATGGCGACTTAACAATGAATTTATCAATGGCAATCAATACATGGACATCAATACCGTCACCAATTCGCTTGAAGAAATACCAAAATTGTATTGGTATCAAGAGCGAGAAGTATTTAACCAACTAGCGACTATTCTTGAAACAAGGGTATCACGCTTAACACGACAACGCCCTATTCCAAAAGTAAGACCGAACTCACAGAACGATGACGATATAGCAAAAGCTAAAATATCAAACTTAGTCATCGGTAATGCGTGGAACGACCAAAACATGACTCGTCTTTATCAAGATATGGTATCGTGGTTAGAAACAACAGGAACAGTTTTAATAAAAACACTTTGGGATGCAAACAAGGGCAGGGTAATTGCAGAAGGGGAAGATTTATTAACAGAAGATGAACAACGGTATCGAAACGAAGTAAAAGATGTCATTGATACAACCACTCTTGCAGATATTACAGGAGAAGATAAAGAAAAGATTGTGTTAAGAGAAGGGGAAGTATCAACGGTTATTGTGCCACCGTTTGAATTTTACCCTGACTCGTCATTTCATTCTGATTTAAACGAATGCAGGAGCGTTATCCACGCTAAAGCGTATCACATAGACGAAATCTATGAATTATGGAACATTAAAGTCGAATCAGAAGATATTGAATTAGCATCGTTCCACCGTTCTAGCACAGGGGGATTAGGCAACCTTCAATCCATGAAAAAGTATCAACCGAATCAAGTGAAGAATTACGCCATTGTAAAAGAGTATTATGAAAGACCTTGTAGACGATACCCACAAGGGAGATACATTGTTGTTGCAGGGAAGAAAACATTATATGTCGGTACTTTACCTTACAAGATTGGGATAGACGGTGAGTTTGAATTTCCTTTTGTTAAAATTGCATCCATTTATTCCGTAGGTTGCTTTTGGGGGAAAAGCGTCATTGAACGCTGTATACCCATTCAAAGACGCTACAATGCGTTGAGAAACCGTAAAGCTGAGTATCTTAACCTTGTTGCGATTGGACAATGGTATGAACCCATTGGAAGTGTGGATGATGATATGGTGTTGTCTAACGCCCCTGCCGAAGTCATACGCTATACTGCCATTAACGGACAACGACCTGAACCTGTGACTTTTCCGAATTTGCCATCAAGCTTTGAGAATGAATTAGCAAATTTAATGCAAGAGTTTACAAGCGTTTCAGGGGTATCTGAATTGGCACGATTTTCAGATGCTCCAAGTGGCGTGTCGAGTGGGGTAGCGTTGTCGATTACCAACGAACAAGATGATAGTCGTATTGGAATGACAGCGATGCGAATAGCCGTAGGAACAACAGAGATTATCAAGTATTGGTTACGCTTATATCGTCAATTCGTACAAGAACCTAGACTTCTAAAAAATGTGGGGAATGAGTTACGAATTGAAATAAAGGAATGGTTAGCGTCAGACCTAAAATCAGACGACATCATCATAGAAAATGCTTCTGCTCTTTCTGAAACGCCTGCTCAACGCAGACAAATGGTGTTTGACTTGATTAATACAGGTGTTTTTCATAGAGAAGAACAAAACCCCTTTACATCAGAAACAAGACAAAAGTTATTGCAAATGTTGGAGTTTGGGAATTGGGAATCTTCTATATTAGAAGATATTGAACGACACCGTTCAAGAGCAAAGCGTGAAAATTATCAAATCACTAAAGAAAATGCGATGCCACCGTTGAAACCGTTTGACGACCATCAGCTTCACATTGAAGAACATCAACGCATGATGTTATCAGCAGAATACGAAGAATTGTTGAAATCTCCAATGGGGGCAATTGTAGACCGTATGATGAATATTCACATCAGTTTACACGAAGTCGAAGTCGCTAAAATAAGACAACAACAGTTTGAAGAACAATTGTTTATGCAGAGAGCAAGTGAACAGCAAATTGCTAGTGCAGATGCAGAAGGTAAAATAATGCAAATGGAAGCACAACAACAGTTACAACCGAAAAAAGATAAACAGGGGGATAAAAATGATAACTAACATTGTTTTTGAAGGGGGTGGAGTCAAAGGGATTGCTTACGCAGGGGTGATTAAAGCATTAGAACAAAGTGGGCATTTATCTTCTGTTCAGCGTGTAGGGGGAACATCGGCAGGTGCAATTATTTCACTTTTAATTTGTTTGAACCTTTCTTCAAAGGATATAAGTAGAGTCATGTATGAGTTAAATTTAATTGATTTTAAAGATAATAAGTTTGGTATATTTAGGGATATGTACCGTTTAATCAAGCGTTTTGGATGGAACAAGGGGGAAGTGTTTTACAATTGGTGTAAACGAATAATATTCGACTATACCAACTATGAAGATATGACTTTTAAAGACTTGAACGATTTGGTGCAAGAAGGGAAAGCAAAACATTTGTATTTAATCGGTTCAAATTTATCGAGTGGCTATTCGGAGATTTTTTCATACGAAACGACACCACAAATGAAAGTCGTGGATGCAGTAAGAATATCCATGAGTTTGCCTTTATTTTTTTCGGCTTATCGGCATAGCATTACCAATGATATTTATGTTGATGGTGGAGTTTTTGATAATTACCCTATTGATTTATTTGATGACAAACGCTATTTAGGATTAGGCGAAGGCTATTACTTTAATCCTGAAACATTGGGTTTTAAATTAGAATCATCATCAGAATTAAGAATTTTAAAAGATGGACAGAAACCAAAAGCAAAAGAAATCAAGAATTTCGGAGATTTTATTAAATCGTTATTGTCGGCACTTATGAATAATGAAGATAACAAGCACAAAGGGAATGACCTTGACAAAGGGCGAACGGTATATATTGATAGCTTAAATATAAGAACAACCGATTTTTCATTGTCGGATACTCAAAAAAACGAATTATTTGAAAGTGGTTATACTTCAACAATTGACTATTTGAAAGGGCGAGGGGAATATGAGCGATATTAACAATCCATTGTATGAGGAAATAGAAAGTGGTGTGTATCAAGAAGAAACACAACAATCAGCCGATAAAACAAGCGAATATTTGGACTTGATAGAAAAACAAAGCAGAAGAATTATGCAATTAGAAGAAGCTATGAATACACCGAAAGAAGAACCAAAAGCAGTAGAAATGAGCGAGGAAGAAAAGCAGGAGTTATCTCAACGGATTAGAGAGCGATTTTACACCAATCCCATTGAATTGTTTAATGATATTAAGCGAGAAGCCATTGAAGAAGCCAAGCGTGAAATGGAACACGCAAAAAGAGATTTTGACGATTTTAAACGCAATCAAGATTTAGATAAAGAAATTAAGACAGTATCCGACAAGCACAACGATTTTTTTGATTACCAACAGCAAATGACGGAGTTGCTTGATGAAAGACCTGAATTAGCAAATTTGCCGAACTCATTAGAAACTTTATATTTCCTAGCAAGAGGAATGTCTAACAAATCAATCAATATGAATGAAATCGTCAAGAATGAAAAAGTAAAAAACGAAATCATTAAAAACTATGTCAATGAAAAAAATCAACCAAATGCAAAGCTTATGGGAAATCAACCGAGAGGGAATTATGCCCCTAATGTTCCTGAAAAAATAACCAACATTCAGCAAGGTGGGAAAATGTTCAGGGATTATTTGCGTCAGCAGGGGTTGTTGTAATCGGTTTAAACGCCTTTTAAAGCCGTCTTTTTTTTAGGTTGGTGTTTATGTATCGTTTTATTAAATTAAAGCCTTAAAATCGCTTTAAATCGTTTACAGAGCTATTTTTTTAGAGTAAATCAATAGTAGAAGTAAAATTAAATTTTTATTAAAACAAGGGGGAAAAAGTAATGAGCATATTGAATATGTCCAAAGCAAATGAAGCTTTAAAAATTTTCTATTTAGAAGGATTGAGAGTACAATTAAACCAATCAAACCCCTTCTTATCTATCATTGATAGAGATGCGACATCCGTTGTTGGAGCAGAAATTAGAATGGCTTTAAGATATGGTCGTCAAGGAGGTATTGGCAATCGTGGTGATGACGCTGTGTTGCCAACACCAAACAGCAGACAAATCAAACAAGCAAGATGGGGAACAAAAAACATTTTTGCTCGTATTCACATTTCAGACAAAACAGTAAAAGCGTCTAAATCAAATGTGGGTAGTTTTGTTTCTTTACTTGAAGCAGAATTAGAAGATGCAAAAACAGATGCAACAGACTCATTGGCTCGTCAAGTTTTTGGTGACGGTAGAGGGGTATTAACCACGACAAAAGCAAATACCAACACAACAACGCTTCAAGTCAATAATGCGATGTACCTTGCAGAAGGAAGATTAATTGACATTTCTTCAAGTGCAGGAGTTATTAAGGCAAGTGCAAGGGAAATTCTACAAGTCGATGAAGATGGATTATCTATTGTCATTGACGGTGCTAATGTGACTACAACCGACACAGACATTATCACAATTGCAGGCAATTATGGTGAAGAATTAACAGGATTAGAAGCTGTGTTTACACCCAATACAACGCTTTATGGCATTAACCGTAATGAAAATAAATGGTTTAATCCCACGATAAAAGCATTATCAAGTGGAACAGCAACCAATCCAACGAATATTATCAGCGAAATTCTTATTCAATCTATGATTGACGAGTGTGACCGTACTGTTGGGGGTAAAGTAGACTTCTTACAAACATCATACGGAGTGCGTAGAGCGTATCAAAACATTATGCTAGCAAGTAAGCGTATTGTTGAGCCAATGGAATTAGAAGGTGGATATAAAGTTTTAACTTACAACGGTATGCCAATGGCAGTAGATAAATACAATCCAAAAGGCGTTATGTATGGGATTGATAAAGGCACTTGGAAGCTTTATCACATTGAGGATTGGACTTGGCTAGACGAGGATGGCGATGTATTGCACCGAGTCAATGATAGACCTGTGTGGGAAGCAACGCTTGTCCGTTATTGTGATATTGGTTGTTCTAAACCAAAAGGAAACTTTAAGATTTCTAATATCGCTGAAATGTAATAGCGTATCAATAGCGTATCAATAGCGTATCAATAGCGTATCAATAGCGTATAAATAAGGGTGAGTATAAATACTCACTCTTTTTTTATTATGTAGGGGTGAATCATGAAAATTGCCGATGTTGAAGATTTCATATTTACAAGCGATTTAGACCTTTATTATTTTGTTTTTAAACAATTAGAAAATGAGCGTTATATATTATCTGATTTAAAAATAATCGTTCCTGAATTAAAAATTACCATTAAATATGGGCATCACGAAATTTTTAGTGCCATCGGTGACGAATACGATACTGATTACTCATATTATATGTTTTTCAAAGAAGGAATAGACGACTTTATTTATTATTGCAAAGGAAGTATAGAAGCAACTATCCTTCATTATTGTTCTTGCTTTAATATTGTTTTAGGAAAAGAAGTGAGAGAATTAGAATGTCAAATTTTAATAGGGTGACACTATGACCGATTACGAAAAAGACAAAGATTTTTTAAGCATAGTAGAAACAAATGTTTATAACATTCCTCAACGCTTGAAAGAATATGACAAGCGTTTTTTTGTTGTCAGAAATCATAAAAAGCAGACTTACGAGGTTCACTATGAAGATAACAAAACAAGTTCTTATTGTTTTACTGTACCGTATAAAGAATTAGACGCAAGAACACTTTATTATCTTCAAGAAAATGATGTATCTCGACTAGGAGAAGCTGTGTTTAAAACAATTTACGATTCGGATGACAAAATGGAAAAAAACAAGGAAAAAAATTGGAAGAAATATATAGATAAAGTAGCAAGAGAAAGTCATCATTTATTTAAAGAAGCGTATTGGGGCAAGTCGCAATTTTGAGTATATCATTAATGAGAAAACTATTTATAGGAGTGGATGAAAATGATTAATATTAGTCCGAAGCTAGATTTGAAGGACAATCGCATTGAAGGTAACGGAATTAAAGATGAGCAGTTCCAATTTTTTTATAATGACAAAACACAAACTATGACGCTTCAACGCAAAGGAAAATCGCCTGTATCATTGACGACACGCATTGAAACACAACGCTTACAAGCCACGATTAATAACCTAGAAAAGCGTATTTTAGAAGTAGAAAAGAAATTACAATTAATTCTTAACAGATTAGGTTAATCCTATGGCGACATACAACGATTTATTGAAGCGAGTGGAATTTCTAGTAGATGATAGTGTAGATGATGTTTTAATGTGGTTTAATGAGTGTTTAGAAGATTTAAGTGAAATATCAGGTGCAGAAAAAACAATTGTATATGAACAAGACGAAAATGGTAGTGCCAAACATGGTGGCTACCATTTTGATTTGCCTTCTGATTTTATTGAAGTGTCAGAAATTGTTGTACTTGAAACAGATAGTCCGACAATCAAAGTCAATAAAAAGTATATCAACAAATTTTCCCTTTCAGCGATGAGTTACCCTACAACAGAATTGCAAGGGTATCAGGTGACACTTAATGAAAATAGCAAACGCATTTTATGGGTATATCCTACCTTCAAAAATGCAATCCAAATTGTTTTTCGATACGAGTGTTTGTTGCCGAGAGCAACAGCTATGACTCAAACGCCTAATCTTCCTGAACAATACCATCGTTTGCTTCCGTTGTATGTTGCATCACGATATTTTCAAAACGCACAAGGGGAGTTAGACACCAAAAATGATTATTATGCAGAATATTTAAAAGGTAAACAAGAGTTAAAACAATATACGGAAAGCAAACGCCAACGCTACATCCGTAAAAAAGTAGAAGTTAAAAGGGCGTGGTGGTAGTGACACAACGAATTGAAGTGCCTTTCTTTAAAGGATTAAATTCATCTCACACAAGAGAAATTGTGCAATTGTCCGAAGTTCAAAATGTAGTTTTTGAAAACGGTTCATTGAAAAGTCGTGGTTCATTTACAACCGTTCCCAATACGAAAGCTAAATTTATTTGTTCAACAGCGTCAGGCACTTTAATTGCATCTTCTCAACAAATTTGCACATCCCCCATTGAGTTTGGTAAACGAGTGCTTTACTTATTGAATGGTTCTTTGATGGAATGGAAAGGGAATTTACCTGTTAATATTTTTGACGGTTTTACTTACAAACAATATAAAATAGGTGTCAATCTAATAGACGAACGCAACATTTATTTCATCCCTTCTTTTTTTGAAAAAATCATTATTTACGCAGGTGACATTATTTTCGGTTTTGGCAGGAACGAACCTAGTCGATTGTACTTTAATTCACGATACGCTGTATCAGGAACAACTTTTGAAGAAATGGAAGCATCCTTTAAACTTTCTAATCCGTTGTATTGGAAAAAGAACGATTTTATTTCTGTTTCAGGCGATATTTTAGATGTCGTAGCGATTCAATCTCACTTGTATATTGTCACAGAAAACGGATGTTATCGTTTTGTGGGAGAAAACGCAACTAATTTTTCCTTAACTTTTGCAAATTCAATATGTGGGGTTCGAGGTCAAACAGGAGTCGTAATTAACGACAATTATTATTATAAAAGTTCTGATAATAAAATTTACCGTTATTCAGGAACAACGCCAACTATTGTTTCTCAAAACATACAAGAAGAATTAGACAACCTTAAAAGAAGCAACGCACGATTTGAAAAGTGTGATGCAGAATTATGGGTGATTTTTGATGGTTCGACTTATGTTTTTGATACTTCGTTGGGCGTGTGGACTTGCTTTAATTTCAAAGGTACAGTTTTACAATATACGACTTCAAGTGGTGATTTCCTTTACGCTGTCATTTCGGAACAAGTGTATCTATACGATAAACACTCTAAAAAAGGGAAAGACGACTTTTCCAATCAGAATTTCATCACTTCTTTTTCCATTGGTTTTTTTGATTTTGAAGGGAAAAGATTACGATTAAAAAACATAATGATTAACATAGAAGAAAAAACGAACAACAGTATTCTTACGATTAACGGAATTTCTTATCCTGCTACTCTTTTTTGTGTAGGGTATTCAGACCGTTCCAATGAAACAACCCTTATTCCTGATTCAAAAGAACAGCAGGCGACTTCAACCTTAATGCCGAATATGAGGGGAATGTGCATTAGAAGAAGTGGTATTCCTCGTTTTTATCGTTTTAAATCACGATTAAAAGGGCGTTCATTAAAAGTGGTGATTGCTTCCCCCAACTATTTAGATGAAGTACAAAAGATAATTTTAGAATTAAGAGTGAGGTGATTTATTTGCCAATCGTTCCATTAAGACAAGCTGATTACAATAGCGATGAGAATAGGAATTTAATTGATGTCTATAACGACAATTTTCGTCAATTGGATTGGCTTTTAAATAAAATCAAACTAGATTCTCAAAACATACAAACAAAAATCGAGTTTACCGAAACCGAAATCAATTCAATTAAACAAAAAATTTTAGATAAAGTGTCGGCTGACAGCTTAACAGAGGACTTTATATCGCAAACGCAACAAAGCTTACAAAGTGCTTTAGGCGATTTAGCTATCCAATTCAGTAATGCACAAAGTCAATTTTACCAATTGACAACGCAATTAGTGTCCACATTAGAAAAAACAGACGAATACATTAAAAAGGAATTGGACAATTTTGTTCGGAAAGCAGACGAAAAAAAATTAACAATTGAAGAAGAAATTTTGAGTTTGTTCAATTCAAGTGAAACGAATTTGACGGATATTCAAGAAAATATCAAAGCGTTATTCCTTTCAAGTAACAACGACATAAACGAAATGGAACAAGTCATACTTGACTTAATTTCTAATGGGGAAGCCGACTTTGATGAAATCAAAAGACAATTAAAAGAATTATTGATTTCAAGCAAAGACGAATTAACCGTTCTTACTAATGACATCAACATTCTTTTAACTAACGCAAACGACAAATCATCAGAACTTAATCGGTTGTTATTGTTGGCAGATGAAACATCAAATCCTTTAAACGAATTGATTGATAAGCTTGAAAACCTAAACGGAAATATTGAATTATTAACTCCACAACAAAAAGAAATCATTGGGAATTTGGCAGAGATATTCGACAAGGGAATGTTTGACACATTGGGAATGAACGCAAAATACTTAAAGTTTTATCCCAATCGAGCATATAATTCTTCTTTTGAGTGTTTTGATGAAACGACTTTAACGCCTTATTATTGGTATACAGATGGTACTGTATCAAAAGATTCGTTATATGCCGAGTCTTATTCTTTAAAATTAACGCCTAATCAAATTGCAAGACACGAAAATACATTAATCAATGGGGTGCATAATTTTTCGCCAACAATTCAGCGACAAGGTTTAATTGATGTATCGTGGTGGACAAGTTGGTGCGAACGCACAAGGGTATCTTTTCGTGCAAAAACAACGGCTTTGAACAACCCTAATAGCATAAAAGGGCGAGTATATATTGAATGTTTTGCAGTAGATAGTGGTGGCAGTTTTCTTGGTGTGCTAACACCGTTTGTTTGGGAAAACAATATTGAGAAAAAAGTTTTATTTGAAGGGTACACGCAAGAAGTCGCTCTTGAATGGATAGATGGTCTTGTGAGTGTTGCTTTTCATCACCCTAAAGCACTTAATCGAAAGCGTATAAAAATTTTAATAAGAAATGTCGGACAAGTAGACATATTTATTGACGCTGTTCAAGTCGAACCTGACTTTACAGGAAAATGGGCGAGTTTTTATTCTGATGGATTAGAGAGTACACCGAGTTTGACAAGTATTGCAGACAATTCTATCACAGATAAAAAAATTGTCGATAACGCAATTACAACAAGTAAAGTTTTCAATAATGCAATTACAACAAATAAAATTGTGGATAACGCAATTACAACAAACAAAATCGTTGATAACGGAATTACAACAAACAAAATCGTTGATAACGCCATTGTTACATCAAAAGTAACGGACAACGCCATTACCGAAGCGAAATTATCAAACGAAGTAAAAACAAAGATTAACCAAATCGGTTCAACCCAACCTGTTTTAGCCGATAATTCTATAATGACTAAACACATTCAAAATTCAGCCATTACCGAGTCAAAGATTGGCAACGGTGCTGTTACAGAAAATAAGTTAGACTCTGCTTTAAGACAGAAATTAAATGATAATGTAGCAAGGTTTGGGTAAAGATATGATACAAATATCAAACACAAATGATGTTACTTTAAAAATTCCTTACACGCCTTCTAGTTTAACTCGTGATTTTTATTTAAGACAAACAGATAGGTGGACTCCTGCTACTAGGGTTACTTATGCTAAAGTATTAAACCCTTTTGATTTAGGATATGAAAATTTTGGAAGAAGCGATTCGGTAAGTTTTGTTTCTGAACAAGAACTTGTAAACGCTATCGAAAATTACCATTTGACGAATTTAAACAAATTTAAACAAAGTTTAATATCCCCTTTTTACGAAACCGTAGAAGTAGAACTTAAAGACAACACAATAAATATTCATTTAAAGGATTTCAAACACAACTCGTTTAATGCTAATACTTTCGGTTATATTTCTATGGGTAATGGTGATTTTTACACTAAAATTAAATTTATAAGAAGAACAAAAGATTATTTAAAAGTTAAAAATATAGCACCGTTTAATTATAAAAAAGATAATAGGGATAGTTTTTATTATTATAAGACACCGATTTTTAAGGATATAAATTATTTAGACATTATATTTACTGACATTGTTTCAGGTCAAATAACTTTTAAGGAATGTTCAGAAGGATTAGTTTACAACTATTGTGATGAAAGAGCGTGGGCTAGAAGTGCTTTTTCACAAGGATTAAGAAATGGTGAAGTTAGAAACTATCCTGTTTTAGAGCAAGAAACTCTACCGATAGAACCTTATTTTATAACAATACAAGACGAGTTAATTAGTAATTTAGAGCCATCATTAATTTTTACCACGACATTATTATCCGAAGGAAACATAGTTTCTAATAAGGATAAACCATCAATTTTACTTGCAAGAGATAGAAGGATTGTTTTTAAAATAAATGTGTTTGATATGCTTAATATGTCTTTCTTAAATAAAGGTGAGCCTTTTAATTGGAATTTTGACATTAAAACAGGTAATCAGTTAATCGTTCCCTCGTATTTATACTATGTACTATATAATTTTTATGCTTTTACGGACATTCTTACTCCATCAAAAACTGTTTCGTCAATCTATGATGAAATCAAACCCAACAAATTTGCAAATTATTTTTTTAAAACTAGAAACGGTAGTTTTGATGCTTATTATTTTTTAAAAGACGCTCTTGTAGATTTAATGCAATCTCCTTTTCAAGCTAAATCAACCTATGGGAATGGTACGCTTCAACTCGGTTCAAATGTATCAACTTGGGATTTAACCGAATATGATTTACTTGAAAAAAATCCAACAGGCAATAACTATATCGCTCAATATTCAGACGATAAAATTAATAAAATTATATTAAAAGCATTAGAAATTAGTGAAAATATTTTTCATAAACGCTACAAGGATAATAAAATGACATTTCGTTTCATTAACGCAAAAACAACAGATAACGGAGTCATTGATTTCCCAATTCAAACAGGAAACCCTTGTTTTTTATCACATAAAAGCTTTAGAGAAATTTATATGTTATTGTTCGCTTTTAGTACAGGGGATTATATGTTTTCCCCTATCAATAGTTTTGGAGTAGAAAATTTTTGTAAAGCTACCTATTCTCCTTTTTTTAGTTTAATAAATTTAAGTGAAGCTTCTGCTATTTTCACTTCAATAACTGAAACTCCAAAACCGAATGAAGTAATAAAATACTTTTATTTTGGGGTAATTAGAGATAAATTAAGTGCCATTAAAAATGCGTTCCCAACAATTTTTAACCAATTAGAGTTACCTCAAATACCAACTTCTGTTTATACTATTTTTGATTTTGCCACAGGAAAAATAATTCCTGATACGACATATACAGACGCCATATTAACAGCCGACCTTGTTTTATCTTATGAGAAGTCAATAAATCAACTTTTAAGCATACTTAAAGAATTGTTTGACTCTATGAGCCTTTAAAAAAGCTTTTAAACGACTTTTTTCGTTGCAGATAGGTTTTATACTATGAATAAATACAATGCCCTTAATGACGCTTTAAATCGTTTTTAAGTGCATTTTATTTGGTGTATAACATTAAAAAGGGGTGATAGTAATGAAAGACCTAGCAAAAGGTTTAAAATCTGCTATTTTATCGGCAAGAAGTTTATTTCAAGATAAACCAGAAGTACATTCTAGGAAAACAAAAACAAAAAACAATTTAGCGATTAAATACGCAGAAAGTGGGAAGGTTGTAAAGGGCAGAACAAGTCCATACGACAAAAACAAAGAAGTTTATCAAGATGGCACAGTTATTTCAAAAGACAAATTAGGCTATCATAAAGTAAACAAATTGAAAGGCGAAGGCGTAAAAAGGGGTGGTACACTTGTATAATCCTTTTGGCAATAATTACAAATCAAAGCGTTTAAACAGCAGTAATCCAACAACACAAGGCAATCAACAAGCGAGTATGTTGATGAATGGTATTGGCAGATATAATGCAAACCCACCACAATCCACAGGGCAAAGAATAGATTTAATGAACAAGTTAAAAGAAATGCAAGACAACAGAAATAAAAATACGACAACGACCGAATATAGAAAAGGGGAAGTAAACCCTAACTTGCAAACCGTTCCGAAGTCGCCAACGACACAAAAAATAACCAATATTCAAAATCAAATCAACGCAGGCAATACCTTGCAAAATGTTAATTCTGTCGGTCAAAAAGTAAATGGTAACTCCACAATGAAACATATTACTGCTAATCAACCCCCAAAAGATACGGACAAATTGACGGATTATGTAAACGCTATTTATAACCCTGAAAACAAAACAATTGATGTCGCAGGAATGTTGCTTAACCCTAACCAATACACAACGGTTAATGGGAAAGCGTATGTTAATCCAATCACTTTAGGCACACAGCTTGCAACTGCTCCTGCTGATTATACACAAGATAATTTTGCGAGCAAATCAAAAATGCTAGAAAGTATGTATCAACCCACCATAAAAAGCAACGAATCGTTTTTAAATAAAGAAAGAGATTATCTTCAACAAAAGCTTGAACTATCGAAAAAATTTCAAGAAAACGCTTTAAATAAACAAACCAATTCAATCAACGAACAACGACAACAAGCAAGTGGTGATTTAGCACAAGCTTTAGCGATGAGAGGTTTAGATACATCAGGGGTGTTTAGTGGACAATTGGGCGATATGGCTGTTAATTTTGCAAAAATGCAAAATCAGGCGATGGATGATAATGCTTTACGCTCGATGCAAATAGGAATGGAAAACGACAAACAGTTATCCGATTTAAGTCAGCGTTCAATGGACTTTAAAAATAAAATTCAACAACAAATAAACGACCAAGCGTTTGGGATAATTGGACAAGAAGGGCAACAGCGAAACAATTTAGGGAAAATGATGATAGACAACTACAACCAAAAATTAAACACACAAGATAAACTATCCCAACAAAAACTTGAAAACGATAAATTTAACGCTGAATTAGGTTTAAAAAACAGAGATTTTCAATTTGGTGTTGATAAGTTTAATGCTGAATTAGGCTTAAAAAATAGAGATTATCAATTTGGCGTTGATAAACTTAATGCTGAATTAGGCTTAAAAAATAGAGATTATCAACTTGAAGTTAATAAGTTTAATACGGAATTAGGTTTAAAAAATAGAGATTATCAACTTGAAGTTAATAAGTTTAATACGGAATTAGGTTTAAAAGATAGAGATTATAAATTTGGTGTTGATAAATTTAATGCTGAATTAGGTCTTAAACAACAGGAAAAACAAGAAAAGGAACAAGAAAAAAGTAACCAAGTGAAAGAAGATGCTTTTGTTTTTAATCAAACGCAGGCATTAAGCAAAATGTTGAACGAAGAAGAAATGTCAGAGCCTAAATTTAATTTACTCACACAAAGCAAAATAAGAGAAATGAAACGAGCAGGGGCAAGTGAACAGAGCATCTTAAACTTTCAAAAAGAATCTGCTAAAGTTTATGACGATTGGCATAAAACAAGAGCATACCAAAACAGTCTTTCGTTGAGTAAACAAGAAGCTACTGCAAATACGGAAGCAAAAGAAAACGCAAAAGCTTTTACGCAGAACATCATTAACCGTATCAATAAAGATAAAATGAAAAACGAAACATTATCAAATGGTGAGGAATATGTTACCGATTTGCCTACACTTAAATCATATTTCTTACAAGAAGCGACCAATAATAAAGATTATGATGCAATTTCTTTAGACGCTGTAAAACGAAACGATACACGCAATAACAAAAGCCAAGAAGAAATTATTAAAGAAGCTGAATTTATTAAACAAAAGCTGATTGAAGCAGATTTTGATTATATGATGCAAGACCAAAACAAATTGAATACTTTTAATTCGTTAGCCAAATATTACGGAATAGATGCAAGACAACCACTTAAATAAAAGAGGTGAACAAAAATAATGTCAGATGGCAGAAAAAACGCAGAAGATTTAAAGAAAGCGTTGAACAAAAAGAGGGAATCTAAAGACGGAAATATTTCTGTTTCTAAACCTTCACCACTTTTAACAAGCGATAGCAAAAATAAAAAAGCTGATGATTTAAAGTCTAAATTGAACACTAGAGATAAAAGAGCAGAAACAGATAGAGGGAAATACGAAGGCGAAAACGACATTAAATTAACGAACCAACAGATATTCGATTATTCTAAAGGTGCTAATCGCAATTCTGAATTAAACGCATACGAGTTAGCAAGAAAAAATAAAACTGCTCCTTATTTACGAACAGAGAAAGATATTTTAGACGATAAAAACATTTTAAATAAATTAGGTTACAACGATAAAGCGATTGAAGATGCAAGGTCAAAAGGAATAGGACTTCGAGATGAAATTAACGCTTTTAAAATTGACAAACAAGAAGAACTGTTCCTTTCTGATTTTGGATTAGACAAAAGGCAACTTTCTGAAAAAGGGGTAAACATTGATTTAGCGTTAAAACACCCACAATTGACTTTAAACGCTTTAAAAACCCTTTCATTAGATAACATAGATGATGTTCAACAAATAAATAAATCGTTAGAAGCACAAGAAAATCGTAACTTTCTACAAAAGATTACGGATGGGATAAAAACACCAAACTTAATTTCTCAATCAGGTCAATTTCATCAGAAAAAAGACAATTGGGAAAACTTCGGTATGGCTATGACAAGGAGCGTTAATCAGAATATTGGTGGTATGCTGAAATTCGGTCAAAGTGTATTCGGAACGGATGGAACGATTGCAGATAAATTTATGGACAATAGTAGGGAATATCAGGATTTAGATAGACCTGAATGGACAGGAACGGAAACAATTGGAGATGCTAGGTGGTTGTCTAATCTAGGTGGTGAGCAAATACCTAACATTGTTTCTTTTGTTGCAGGGGGTGGATTAGCAGGAGCAGGAGCAAAATTTTTGGCAAGGTCAATGAACGCAAGTGAGTATGTTCAAAATCTTTCAAAAGTGTTGGGAGCAACTATTCCTACTGCTTTGAGTGAAGCGTCTATTGAAGCAGGGCATACTTATGAGGAAGCATTGAGAGTATATGGGAATAGCGAAAAAGCATCAGAAATTGCTAATCAAGTGTTTGCTCAAAATTCTGCTTTACTTTTAGCGACTAATGGACTGCAATTTAAAACACTATTTGCCCCACCGAATTTAAGGGGTAAGATTGCAGGTCAAAACACAATTAGGAATTATGCCAATGTAGGAGCATCAGAAGGCTTACAAGAATACACGCAAGAGTTTATTTCAACCAACGCTTTATACCCCGAAGTGACAGCAAAAGACTACATTAGTAACAGGAAAAATGATGAAGCTTTTTGGGCAGGAGCAATTTCAGGAGCAGGCACAAAAGCGTTTTCTGATACGACTCAATTTGCTACTGATGTTGTAAAAGAAAATAAAATCGGTAAAATGGTCGATGCTCGCAATCAACGAATATTAGAAAACAAATTCGTTAAAGAAACAAACCCTGATGTTATTATCCAAAACATTAACAACAATTCATCCTACGCAATTAGTGGTACGGATGATTTTAGCTATGGAATTTTAGAGTTATCAGAACTTGCTCAACATAAAAACAAAGAAATATCTGAACAAGCAAGCAAAAGAATAATGAATTTAGGCTATCAGCTTCAACAAATGGCACAGACAAACCCTGAACAGTTACAGGAAAATATTGCTATTCTCACAGAAAAATTAAATACTGAACCATTAGGGGAACAAGAACAAGCAAAAATTGAAGCAAATATTAGTTTTTTAAAGAATTTCGTTAAGCCTGATTTTAGAACATCGCAATATGATATGAACGAAGAAAATATAAAAAACCAAATGTTTGACATTGTATCAAACGACAACCGTTTAAATGCAGATGAAAAGAGATTTGCTAACCAAAGAATAGACACGCTTGTTACCCAATTATTGCCTTTAAAAAGCGATTTAGACGCTTTAGTAAAAAACCCTAGCAAATTATCTTCACCTAATGAATTAACCACTATAAAGCCATCGACATCTACTGATTTAGTGTTAAATAACGCAAATGAATTACAGCCTACTAAAAAACCTTTAGAAAATTTATTAAATACTTTAAAAAGTCCTACACTTAATAACAGTAGTGACAAAAGACCTTTAAATCAAAGCATTACAAACACATTATCTTTATTAGAAAAATCAAATGTCATAAGCAAAAAGAATACCGAAGAAATTAACCTTGTTCTGTCTAACCCTGAAACAAAACAAATGCTTATCAATCAGCTAGAACATAGATTGTCTGTCATCAATGCTAGCGAAAACACTTTACAAACTGCACAAAAAAGAAAAGAATACGCTGAAACCTCTTTAGCCGTAAAGAAAAACAACGATAAAATGAATACCCTTGTCACCATAGGACAAAATATTTATAACGACCGACAACAAGGATTATCATTTTCGTTAAATCAATATGCAAAAAAACCTAACGAGCAATCAAAAAATGAGTTATTAGAACACATCAACGACCTTTATAAAGGCTTGTATAATGATAAAGACGGTTTAGATAAATACAAAGCCGATTTTAAGACAGCTTATGACGACATTTCTAGCACCGAACAACTGTTAAGGGAACAAATTGACGATGCTTATTCTAACACTTATATTCAACAAGGAAGTGCAGTAAACGAGTTAGAGAGCAATTTGGAATCTTTATTAGGGAATAAATTAAACGCTTTGCAAAAATTCAACGAATTTTATAATATCCCTTTAGAAATAGCGAAAACAGGTAAGTTTAATTCAAAAACATTAGAAAAATTCAAGAAAGATATTGCGAATCAATTTGAAGGCACAATTTTAGACTTTTTTGAAGGCAAACGCTTAACTAACAGAGAGTTAGAAAACAATAGAGAAAACTTTTTAAATTTTATAAACAAATTGTTTTCATCCAAAGGCAGAACTGAATTTGATTTGAACGAGATTTTAACTCTTTTATTTAGAAACGACATACCACCTACTATTCAGACATACAAATCAAGCTTTAATTTTGGTGAAATTACCATAGATGAATTAAATGCTTTTGCAGAAGAAAATACACCCTATAAAAATTATATGGCATTTCAGATTAACAACGATGAAACAAAACTCGCATTAATCCCACTTCCTAATAATGATATATTTTATTGGGTATGGCTTAATTATTTAAAATTTAATAGAGATAAATCAATGATTGAAGCCAAACACAGCAATATCAGTACCGATATTTCAAAAGATAATAAATATCAAGAAGCTTTATACGGAATAAGCAGAATAGAAAACCACCCTGAATTTAAAGGAATATTAGCTTCAAAATATTATGTTTATTTGTTTGGAAATGAAATAAAAGCTGAACAAGAATATATTAAGAAATACGGAGAGGGCATTAACTTTGCTGTTAGAGAATCAGAGGACTCTATTCCTGAAACGAATCCAAGAGATGATTACTACACGCAAAAACAAGAAGGCTTTCGACAACAAACAGAATTAAATGAACTCATTAAACAAGGGAAACAGAATACATTAAAACCTTTAATTCGCCCAGAAAAAACCGAAAGTATTTCACGACTAAAAAATGTTTTATTAGAAAGAAAAAGCGAACTTGATAAGCAGGAAACCGAATGGTTGGAAAATGAATATAAAAAAGAGGAACAGGAGAAGGCTACAAAAGAAGCAAAAGAGGAACAGGAGAAGGCTACAAAAGAAGCAATAAAACAAAGATTATTCAAACCTTTTAATGACGCAGACTTTACAGAAACAAAAGATGCTTTAAAGCAATCGTTAGAAATGTTTGATTTATTTAATTTAATTGATGATGCAAAAGACGAAGATGATGTAAACTTTTTACCGTTACTTCTCCAAAAACAAAGAGTAGAACTTAAAGAACAAATTTTTAAAAATCAATTATCAGGTCTAAATAATCAATTAACACAAGCAAACGATAAATTAAAATTTATAAATGAAATTATATTAAACTTAAATAAAAATCATCTTGAGTATTTAGAACAAGTCGAGAAACTTGAAGAAAAAATAGAAAATCAAAATACCCTTGAAGCTGATAAAAGAGAGTACAAAGATAGTTTAGAAGGACTTCTTGGGCGTGAAAGAAATGGAGTTGTTACATTAAAAGGGGAGATTCCTAAATTAATAGAGGACATCAAAGAACTTACCGAACAAACAAAACCTTTAATAAAAGATACAAAAAATTTAAAGGAAGAAATTAAAAAAGCAGATTCTTTTTATAAACTTTACACCGATTATCATAAAAAGTATGATGAAAAAATAATAGAAATTGACAACGATTTAGCACAGAGTAATTCATTTTTTACTAATTATCGAACTTTTGATGTTGAAAAATTAAGGAATAAATTAAAAGAAGCTTTTTACAATATTTTATATAAAGAAGATACGGAAGCAATTATTGATAATTATAAGAATAAAGATTTAAAAGGAATTTTTGATTTATACAACAAAAACTTATCCGACCTAGATAAAAATTTGACACAAGATTTTGGAAAAGACAAGCCTTTTGAGAAGTATGTAGAGAAAGATGTTTTTGATAGTTTTATGGACAAATTAAGCAACAGCGAATTAAAAGCTGAGGATTTAGAAGAAGATTTAACTGAAATTGACGGTTTATTAAACGATTTAGCTTTGAAAAAAATAGATATTTATAATGAAAATTTAATTCAAAAATTTAATTCAACAAACATAAACAAACTTTCGGAGCGTATAAGTGATTTTGAAAAAAGCATGGACAAATTATCAATTGAGTATCGTCAAATAGTTGATATTGCTATTAAAAATCAACAGGAAGAAATAGCTAGGGCAGAAGCTTTGCGTGTGCAACAAGAGAAGGAAAAACAAGAACGGTTAGCAGAAGAACAAAAGCAGGCAGAAGAA